TTATAATGGTGGAAATATTAGTATCGTAAGAAGATTGGATATGACTACGGATTCAACTTCAACTTTACCAGCTTTACTTCACAATGGATTAAGAGGTTGTAAGGGCATTCAAAATAATCATTATGGATATGTTGTTGGTGGATTTCAACCACCTCCCAGCAATGCCAATACTCTCACTATGGGTAGAATTGATTTTTCCAATGATTCCATAACCAATAGCACCATACCTTTTACAACTATTCGTACAGCATTATGGACAGTTGATGATAATTATGGATGGAAGGGGGGAGATACTAATATACAAAATAACACAACTTCGTTTGATGTAAAAAGACTTGATTATCAAACAGAGTCTTGGAGTTTACCTGGAACTTTTCTCTCTGATAGAGGGGGTAGTGGTGGAACTTTTTCCAGTAAATCAAATTCATATGGATATCATTTGGCAGGATTTGGTGCTGTTCCAACCGTTAATTATTATCCAAGAACCCTATTAAAATATGATACCAGAAGTGATACAGCATCTTTTACTTCAAATGTTGCACCTGCGAATAAATATGTCACGACTAGCGTACAGAGTAGTCAATTTGGATATTATGGTGGAGGAGTTACTACTCCACCATTTAGCAATACTTGCAATATACGCAGACTAGAATTTTCCACTGAAACTGAATCTGATAGTGGTGCCTTCTGTCATTCCCATAATGATGGAACTGGTATGGAGAGTAAATATTATGGATACATAGGTCAAGGAGACACTCCTACCAATCCACCATTTCCATTCACATCGTCAACCATACGTAGACTAGAATTTTCCACTAATACCCCTAGTAGTATATCAAATATGGATGGTGGTGGAACTGGCGGGGGCGCAGCAAGTCTTCAAAATGGAATATAATTAATAAATAAATCACACACTTCATAATGATATGATATCTGGAGCAACTGAAAGTTCATTTTATTATCTTGCTCAACATTATAAGTTTCCTGATGATGTTGATGTGAAGAGAACAACACAAGAAATAGTAGAGTCAAGTAAGAAACATAGAATAATCTGGGCACACGACAACTGCGACCAGATAGCACACTATAATCTACCACAACATCTTGATAAGGTGGATGCGATTGTCTGTGTTTCCAACTGGGAAGCAGAACAATATGTAAAATTCAATAGAGCACCTGCCGAAAAGATTGCCGTCATTCCGAATGGTGTTGCCGAAGAATTTAAACCATATGGTAAGAAATCAAAGACTGCAATCTTTTTTTCGGCACCACATAAAGGAGTGACTGCTCTACCAAAAGTCTGGAAGCAAGTCATTAAGAATCATCCCGATGCAAAGTTAAAGGTCTTTTCTTCTTATGATCTTTATGGTCAGGATCATGTAGAAAGAAATAAGATACCAGAATACATTGAGGCAATAGAAGAACTGAAAAATCTTCCTGGTGTAGAGTATTCTAAATGCATTGACCGAGAAGAACTCTTACCTCATGTGCAGGATGCAGCATTTTTTATGCATCCAAATCTGTGGGAAGAAACCTTCTGTGTTTCTATGGTAGAGGCAATGGCTTGTGGATGCTATCCGATTGTGAGTGACATTGGAGCACTCAGAGAAGTATCATTCAACCGGGGAAAGTATGTTCCGATGCTTGGTGAGAATACACAAGCGGGTTGGAAACCATCACCAAAGTTTATTAATGAGTTTGCACAAGAAGTTTCAAGATGTTTTGACTTCTTTGATAAGGAACCAGAGACTTTCTATGCTGCCACGAATGATCTATCAAAGATTACCAGAGATGTATATTCTTGGAAAAAAATATCAGAATACTGGAAACAATTGATCGACCATATCACTACTAAATAAAAACAACACGATTAGAAATTTTGGATTAGTATGTCTAACAATTATGAAGCAATTGCTTTGGCAACATCTAAAGAAGTTTTAGATGATAATAACGACTTTATGCTGAAGGTGCTTACGGAAGCAAATCGTTGGCAAGAGAGTGAAACAGAACTGGCACAGGGTCGTTCCAACTTCCAGATTGAAAAGTTTATTGTTCATGATAACTTTACTATTCCATCTGCATTTAAGGCAGCAATCATTAACCGCAAGAGTGTTGCCGAAGGTCTTCTGTCTAGAGTGATTGAGGCAAAGCAGGCAGCACGAGAGTTTCATTATAAGTGGGATGATA